CACTCAAGCTGGCAACAAAACATCCTGGCGTAAAGTTCTATGCTTACACAAAGATGGCTAATGCGGCTCTTGCTAGTAAGCCTGGCAACTTCATTATAAACTGGAGTGAAGGCGCACACACATCGCAAGAGAAGCAAGTCAAGCAAGCAGACCCTAACTTAGACACAACAAAAAACAGTCGCATCGTACCTGAAAAGTTATTCTATGACTTACTAAAGAAAGACGAGAAGGGTAACTTAGATAAAGAAGGCGCAGTTGACGGCAAAGGTGGTCGATGGGTAATGCGTGATGAGGCTGCTACTCGTGAGTTGAAACAACGCTTAGCTGGAGCATACAGTATAAATCCACACTCTATTCTATCTTATGATGAATACACAACTAAGCCTAAGATCGCGGGTATGAAGTACAATGTTATCGTTGCTCCTGGCGAAGGTGATATCAGCGCTAATGATCCTAATGTGATAAGTACACTATTATTGAGACACTAAAATGAACAACGTATTATCAGACCAACTAAAAGTCCTACTCGCAACTACTAATGTGCTTGCTATCAAGGCCCAGAACTTTCACTGGAACGTAGAGGGCAGTAACTTCCCGCAGTATCATCAGTTCTTTGGTGATTACTACAGCGATGTCTATGGCTCTGTCGATAGCGTAGCTGAGTATATCAGAGCACTAGATGCTTATACACCAGGCAGTATGGTTCGTTACTGCGAACTATCATGTATCGAAGAACAAACAAAGATTCCTCGTGCTCAACTAATGTTTGCTGAATTGTATGAGAACAATCTACAGATGATCGAATTACTAAAAGTATGTTTTGCTTGTGCTGAAGAGTGTAACGAGCAGGGCATCGCTGACTTTATCGCTGGGCGTTTGGATAGTCACGGCAAATTCGGCTGGCAAATTCGCAGTATTCTAAAAACTGAGAGAGAATAAGAACACCTACCTTAGGCACCGTTTCGACGGTTTCAGGTGGCCCGCCTGCTGGGCTGAGAACGTGGGAGTCGTGCCCCAATACTCAAAAGTGAGGATCTATAATTATGAAAATCAATGAAGTTATTACTGAATCGAGACAGCACCCAGAGCAACCAATTTATTATTTTGCTTATGGAATGTTGACTGATCCTCAACTCATGGATAGTGCTACTCTTGTTGGTGTTGGCAAATTACCAAACTTTACTTATAAAATGTATTGTTGGGCTAACGTAGAACCAAGTCCAGGCAAAGTTGTTTATGGTTGTTTATGGCAACTCGCCCGTAAAAAAATAGCAGAGCTGGATCTAGCAGAAGGATACCCAAAGTTGTATGATCGTAGAACTTATCCTGTTTACGTCAATGGGTATAAGTATGCTGCCGAGGTATATATAATGACTCCTGATACTCTGAGCAGAGTCCAAGATACCAAACCAAAAAACGGATATATTCGTAGAATCAAGCGTGGTTATACTAACGCCGGTGTTCCACTATCCCAATTATATAAGCAACTGAAACTACTAAAGAACACTAGGTCTGTAGAAGCTAATGTAAATGATCCTAGTCCATGGTCAGACAGATAATTGGACAAACGCCAACGCAAATTCTATTGACTTATTGACACATCCTAGTAGAATAGATACTATCTACTTTATAAGGAAACAAAGATGTCAAATGACGCAATGGATGTACAAGGCAATTACCAAGAAGAAAATGTCACTTTCAACGGTGACCAAAAAATCAAATTGATCCAAATTATCAACGAAGGTGGGCAAGTACTACGTGAAGTTGATACACTCAACGAAGGTCTCAACGAGACTATCAAAGCAATCGCAGAAGAACTCAACATCAAACCTTCTATCCTCAAGAAGGCTATCAAAATCGCACACAAGGCAGAATTCGGTCAGACCCAACGTGACCATGATCTACTCACTACCATTCTTGAAACAACAGGCAAAACTCTCTAATGAGTTACGTTGATGCTATTCACGCTAGGGACAAAGACGAAATCGTTGTCGTAGAACGAGACGAGAGTGGCAATCGCAGATATGTCAAGCACCCTGCTAACTATACTTTCTACTACACTGACCCTAAGGGCAAGTATCGTAGTGTAAACGGTGACTCCCTAACTAAATTCACTACTCGCAAGCGGAGCGAATTTCAGAAAGAGATCAGACTACACTCTAGTAAAGGTATCTACGAGAGTGATATCACGCCTGTTGTTCGCTGTCTTGCTGATCACTATCTGGGCAAACGTGCGCCAAAGCTACACACTTGTTTCTTCGACATTGAGGTAGACTTTGACCCAGACAAAGGCTTCTCGCCCACGACTGATCCATTCAATCCTGTTACAGCGATCACTGTATACCTGGACTGGCTAGATCAACTAGTCACCCTGTGTATCCCGCCACGTAGCATGACACCCGAGACTGCTAGAGAAATCGCCGAGAGTTTCGACAACACATTCATCTTCGATAACGAGACTGAGATGTTCACCACATTCTTTGACTTGATTGAAGACGCTGATGTGCTTACTGGCTGGAACTCGTCAGGGTATGATATTCCGTACATGGTCAATCGCATCACCCGTGTGATGAGCAAAGACGATACACGCAGATTTTGTCTCCTAGGTCAACTACCTCAACCTCGCACGTATGAGAAGTTCGATCAAGTACAGGAGACTTATGACTTGGTAGGTCGAGTTCACTTCGACTACCTTGAGTTGTACAAAAAGTACAACTACGAGAGCCGTCACAGTTATAAACTTGACGCTATCGGTGAACTAGAGGTCGGCGAGAACAAGACACAGTATGAAGGTACTCTTGATCAGTTGTACAACAGGGATTGGAAACGATTCTTAGAATACAATCGTCAAGATACTATGATTGTGTACAAAATTCACGCCAAGCTCCAGTTCTTGGATCTTGCTAATCAGCTAGCACATGAGAACACTGTACTGCTACCAACAGTCATGGGCTCAGTTGCTATGATTGAGCAAGCTGTTATCAACGAGGCTCACTCACGTGGTCTTATTATTCCCAACAAGATAAGGAAAAGCGAAAATGATATCGATGACTCACAAGCGGCAGGTGCCTATGTTGCTACGCCCAAAACAGGCATCCACGAATGGATCGGAGCAGTCGACCTTAACTCACTGTACCCGTCAACCATCCGCGCTCTTAACATGGCCCCGGAAACCATTGTCGGCCAACTCAGACCAACACTCACTGACCGGTACATGCACGAAAAGAGTCAACGCTTAGCCCGTGAGAAAAAGAAAAACAAAAACAAGAACACAGAGGATGATGTCGAAGGCGTAACTGGTGCTATCTTGTGGGAAGGCTTGTTCGGCTCACTAGAATTCACCGCGGTCATGAACCAAGAGCGAGGCACCCTACTAACAATCGACTGGGAACGAGGCGGTAGCGATACTGCTTCGGCCGCAGAAATCTGGAAGATGATCTTCGACTCGAATCAGCCATGGATGCTGAGTGCTAACGGCACAATATTCACCTATGACAGAGAGGGCATTATCCCTGGTCTACTCACACGATGGTACAGTGAACGTAAAGTGATTCAAAAGCAACTCAAGTCAGCGACCGATAAAGCAGAACAAGAGTTCTTAGACAAGCGCCAGCTAGTCCGTAAGATTTTGCTGAACAGTGCGTACGGCGCACTACTAAACCAACACTGTCGGTTCTATGATAAGCGCATCGGTCAGTCTACTACTCTTACGGGTCGTCAGATTGTCAAGCATATGAGTTCTCACTTGAATGAGGCTATCTGTGGCGAATACGATCACACAGGTGATGCTATCATTTACGGTGATACTGATTCGTGTTACTTTACTGCTGTGCCCATGCTCAAACAAAACCCAGAGTTACTTGAGAACTGGAACAAAGAGACCGCTATTCAAATCTACGACCAACTAGCAGAGCAGACGAATCAATCATTCCCTGCCTTCATGGAACGTACATTCCATTGCCCCCGTAAGAACGGCGAAATCATTGTAGCTGGTCGAGAAATCGTAGCAGACCGCGGCCTGTTCATCAAAAAGAAAAAGTACGCAGTCAACATCTACGACAAAGAGGGCAAGCGAAAAGACGTAAACGGCAGTCGCGGTAGTATCAAAGCAATGGGTCTTGACCTAAAGCGCAGTGATACTCCAAAGTATGTTCAAGTGTTTCTATCTGAGATCCTTGACGATGTGCTATATGGCGAAGACAAGTCGGTAATCATAGGCAAGATCAAGGATTTCAAACTCAAGTTGCGTGATATGGATCCATGGACTAAGGGCGCACCTAAAGGCGTCAAGCGAGTCATTGAGCATACAGAGACCCTTGAGCGCTTGAAGCGGGCTAACAAGCCACTAAAGACCAATATGCCAGGTCACGTTCGTGCTTCTATAAATTGGAACTACCTCAAACAGATGAACGGTGACAACTACAGTCAAAAGATTGTAGATGGTATGAAAATCATCGTGTGTAAGTTGAAGGATAATCCTCTAGGAATGACTTCGATTGCCTATCCTGTTGACCAACTGCGCTTACCCCAGTGGTTCACTGAGTTACCATTCGATAATGTTGAAATGGAACGTGTACTACTTGACGAAAAGGTAGACAATATGTTGGGCGTTCTCAAATGGGATATTCGTGAAAACACAGATGTGAATTCGACATTCGATGACTTGTTCTCGTTTGGATAAATCAGCAAACAAAAGTATTGACAACCAAGATACATTCATGTATCATAACACTATCAAAGGAAAATTATGAAAGACACTCTTCAAGACTTAATCGGTCATACTAGTCAACTCGGCTTTATCGACCTCATCAAAGTAACAGGCTCTGACACAGAGACAGCAATCAACGCTATCGCAGATGATCGCACTGTCATTGTCAGCGGCAAGTTCAAGGGCCCTAACGCTGAGATGATCGGCACATTCGGTATGCCTAATCTCGCAAAACTCAAAACAATCTTGGGCTTCGATGAGTACGATGAGTACGCTACAGTCAAGATGACGCATCAAGAAAAAGACGGCGCCGATGTTCCATCAGCGATTCACTTTGAAACTCAGATGGGCGACTTCATCAACGACTATCGCTTAATGAGCAGGGAGATCGTCGAAGAAAAGATCAAGCCGGTCAAATTCGCAGGCGCCGCATGGAACGTAGAGTTCGAACCTAAAGTAGCAAACATCGCTCGTCTAAAGAAACAAGCAAGTGCTAACAGCGAAGAGACTACATTCACTACCAAGACAGACGGTCGAGACCTCAAAATCTTCTTCGGTGATGTATCCTCACACTCGGGCAACTTTGTTTTCGAGAGCGGCGTCACTGGTACCCTATCAAAAGCATGGGGCTGGCCAGTCAAGCAATTCTTGGCAATCATGGATCTACAGGGCGACAAGCGTGTATATATCAGTGATGCCGGCGCTATGAAGATCACCGTAGACAGCGGTCTTGCTGATTACGAATACTTACTACCAGCACAATCAAGATAAGCACATGATCAAGGGTATCAACACTTCAGGCAGATACATCGAGGTTACTGGCGGCAATGCCAGTACCCATGTACAGCGTAGTTACAATACAGGATCACACAATCAAGGTCAGATGATGTATGATCTTGATGCTCAGTGTATCAAAGTGTTCGATGGTAATACGTGGATTGTGCTTCATGGATCACATGCTACCGTTGAACTATCCTATGATGCGCAGTCACTACTTGAATGGGCTCGGGCGAAACGTGACGAAGAACGCACACGTGAGAAACTTATCCAAGAGTATCCTCATCTAAAAGACGCCAGTGAGTCACTAAAGAATGAACAAGAGAAGTTTGATCTTTTAGTGTTGATGGCAAAAAAGATCAACCAATACGATGTGGAATTTGAAGCATCATTTATAGAAAGAAGTAGTTAAAATGGAACAAAGAGAAATCGCTCTAGCAGAGCAACGAAACAGAATCATAGCAGCCTCTCGTGGTGTATACTCACTACGCTTGGACATGGGCAACAACATTGACTGTGTAGTAACAGTCGAAAACAAACAAGGAACTGAAATCAACTTTCAACAAGTGCTAGACGCAGTAAATGCCTACACTAAGTCGGTTGATCAGTCCGCAAAGAACTTTGAAGAAGTTAGCAACGGCATTTATATTGAAGTCGCAAAACTATATTCAGAGCGTGATATCGAAGTTCAAGTTATCAACAACAACTCCGGTATTGCTTTTACAAAAGAGTATCATACTCATAAACCCAACCTATCAATCGCTATCTAAAGGAAACTAAAATGGCAAAAACTACCTATCAATCCAATCCTAAAGTTCGTCAAATTTTCAATGACCTAGAATTATACAGAGAATTCTGTGCCGACTACGGATATAAGTTTGATGAGGCTACCTTAGGAGATATGCGTTCATATGCATATCAGCAGTTCTCTAAGTACTCGGCAGGTAAAAACTTCAAAGACCAATGGGCGGATGACGCTCGTAAATTAGGCTTACTGATCTAAGATGAAACCCGTTGACAGACCACTCCATCACGACCTGTATATTCTACTACAGCAATCAAGCATGGGTTCATTTACACTAGTGGGTCCAGGAGCCTCTGCCAACGGGTTGATTTTGGGCACCGGTGTTTATCTCACCATGGGCGATGCTCAAAATGAACAGACAGTTCAGTTGCTCAAGGGAAATCACGTAGAAGTGTTTCACATTGAGTACCCTAACAGATACGCAAGATGATATTCAATAAAATCAAAGACCTGAAAGATCAGGGCAAAACAATCGGCATCACATTCTCGCAATTCGACTTGCTACACGCAGGTCATATTGCTATGCTAGCAGAAGCAAAGAATCACTGCGATTATCTTATCGCAGGGTTACAAACTGATGCTACAATCGACAGACCAGACACTAAGAACAAGCCGATTCAATCGGTAGTTGAGCGACAGATTCAACTTAGTGCCTGTAGATTCGTCGATGAAATCGTAATCTATCAAACAGAGCAAGACCTACGTGACTTGATCCTGATTCTACCCCTAGATGTTCGTATCCTAGGCGTAGAGTATCAGAGTCAAGACTTCACAGGCCGCAAAGAATGTAGCGACAGAAACATCAAGTGTATCTTCAACAGCCGAGATCACTCGTTTTCAAGTTCAAGTCTACGCAAGCGAGTAGCAGAGGCCGAAACATCCAAAAAATGTTGACAGAAACCACCACTCTGCAAGCAGTAGCAGAAGAACGACTGTGGGACCTGATGAAGGCCAACATCGAAGCAACAAAACAACTCGTACAGAAAGTAGGCACCCTTGATAACAACTTACGCATGGTTCGTCTTAGTAGTGACATCCTCCCTGTTTATACTCATGCCGATTGGCGCTATTTTTGGCAGTTACCAGATGTTCGTAGATACCTCGAGCGGCACTTCCAAGATGTTGGTAGCATTGCTCGTGAGCGTGATGTGCGTTTGTCTTTTCACCCTGGTCAGTTTACTGTACTTGCCTCTGATAATCCAGGCATCGTCAACAATTCGATAGAAGAGTTCGAGTATCATGCGGACATGGCTAGATTTATGGGCTACGGCCAGAAATTCCAAGACTTCAAAATCAACGTACACATCTCCGGACGGCAAGGTCCTGAAGGTATTCGTCGTGCGTACCAACGACTCTCGCCAGAAGCAAAGAATTGTATTACTATCGAGAACGAAGAAAACGCATGGGGTCTAGATGATTGCTTATCCATTACTGATATTGTTCCTATTGTGCTTGACGTACATCATCATTGGTGTCGTGAAGGGCAATACATTGAGGCAACTGATCCACGCATTACGCAGTTGGTTGATAGCTGGCGCGGTGTACGTCCTGTTATGCATTACAGTGTTAGCCGTGAAGATGTACTCGTCGGTCATGTCGCTGACCATTGCCCAAGCATGGAGTCTTTGCTTCTAGAGGGCTACAAGAAACAAAAGCTACGTGCTCATAGTGACTTCTTCTGGAATACAGCAGTCAATCAGTGGGCACTTAGTCACTCGACATGGGCTGATATCATGTGCGAGTCTAAGGGCAAGAACTTGGCCTCTATTGCGCTATACGAAAGCAGAAATGTCTGAAAACAATTCAGCAAACGGAGTACACAGCTATGACAGCACAAGCACGGGCTCACTGATACACTTCTTCAACAGAAACGTCAGTGAGTACCCGACTGAGCAGGGTATGAAGTTTGACTTAGTGCCCGTCACTCAGCAGAAAGACTTGATGCTGAATGCCGCCAGACTACACGCACAGCAAGAGTACGACCGCATCATGGAAATGGTAGCTGTACTTGAGCGACAAGCACAGGGCATCAAGCGCAGACTAGATGTCACAGACTGGGTACACGCCGCAAAATTTGATTTCAAGCTGTACCCTGGCAATAAATACTGGCTAGTCACAGATACACGGCACGGATTCAATAGACTGGTTCATTCAGGACCACGAGACTGGAGCACAGGCGCACCAGAGAATTACAATTACATCTGCCAAGTAAAATGGCTGGGCGATTACACATGGATAGAGGTAGAAGATGCTGAGTAAAATCAAGAATTGGTTCAAGAAATCTGAATCAAAAGTGGACCCACCCACACCAAAAGTAAAACGGGCCAAGCAAGTCAAAGACGATGATGAAGCAAAGATGCGGAATCTGGCAAAAGAGGCAGCAACGGCAAAGGGTGAACCGTGGGTTGCCATCATCAACGTAGATATCGATCCGAACAACATCAACACTGGTGCGTTCGAACTGGATTGGAATGTGCCATTCCTCAAGAAACTCATCAGAGCCGGCTATCATCAGAACGAGAACGACACTGACGAAATCATGGTGGACAGATGGTTCCAGACCGTCTGTCGGAACATAGCCCTCGAGGTATACGAGCAACAGATGGCCGACCCATCCAACAGAGGAGCAGACGATATCCGCCCTCCACTCTCCCGTAAGCCACTAGGCGGCGGCCGATCAGAGATCAGTTGATCCAAAATAGCTTGACACTAACCTCGTCAGGCGCTATAATAGTAGCATATTTACACAAAACACACACTATGCGCTATATTCTAATTGATACTGCCAATATGTTCTTCAAGAGTCGTTACGTGGCATCTAGAATGTCAACTGACGAAGAGAAGGTAGGCATGGCACTACATCTTACATTCAACTCAGTTCAGAGCGTAGTTCGCAGATTCGGCGGCGATGACTGTCATGTTGTGTTCTGTACTGAAGGCCGCTCATGGCGCAAAGACTTCTACAAGCCGTACAAAGCAAATCGTGCCGTCAATCGTCAGGCACTTACCGAAGAAGAACTGGCACTTGATACCATGTTCTGGGAAACATACGAGTCGCTAACGGATTACCTTCGTGAGAAGACCAACGTAAGTGTACTACGCTGTCCAACCGCAGAGGCAGATGATCTCATTGCCAGATTCATCCATCTACATCCCGCAGATGAACACTACATCATCAGTTCGGACACGGATTTTGTCCAGCTAATCGCACCAAACGTCAAGCAATTCAACGGCATCAATGACCAGTTCATTACGCTTGAAGGCTACTTCGACAGTCGTGATCGTCCTATCAAAGACACTAAGACCAAAGAACCTAAACTGGTCGGTGATCCAAAATGGTTGCTGTTCGAGAAGTGTATGCGCGGAGATACATCCGATAACGTCTTCTCGGCTTATCCTGGTGTACGCACCAAGTCAACTAAGAAAACAGTCGGCTTGACAGAAGCATACGCTGACAGAACAAACAAAGGCTTCAACTGGAACAATCTAATGTTGCAACGTTGGACCGACCACGAGGGTGTAGAACACAAAGTACTTGACGACTACAATCGCAACGTTACTCTTGTTGACCTAACAGCACAGCCGCAAGAGATCAAAGATGTGGTCGATGGTTCGATTCGTGAAGGTCTGCGCACACAGTCTATCCCTAACGTGGGCTTTCATTTTATGAAATTCTGCGCCAAGTATGACCTTGTCAAGATCAGCGAACAAGCGCAATTCTATGCTAAATGGTTGAATAACACATACAGCGGAGTACTCAAATGACAAAGATAATGATGAACAGTGCTGACCTTGAAATCATCAACAAGGTAGTTGAAGAGAATGCTATCACGCAAAACTTCTGTATCATCTATAATAACAACAGTGGCATCGGATACACACTTGACTTACAATTCACGACGGAAGTCAACGGTCGAGAGGCAACTGTTACTATTCCTATTTGCGGCGAGGAGAACTGGTAATGACTGACAGATTTAATTTTGAAAACCAGCTTATGAAATGCTGGGACATAGTTGAAGAAGTTCGACTTCTCAATGAATTGGTATTAGAGAGTGACACTGTTACAACAGATCAAATTTCAAATTACTTGCTAGGCTTAGAAACAATCTATGAAGCAAAGTTTGAAAAACTATATCGTCAATTTGAGGAATTGATAGCAGAGGGCAAAATAAAATGAACAACAAGTTCAGACCTCAAGATATTCCCAAAGCGTATATTTTCAAGCAACGATTAGCATTCGGTCGTAACGAGAGTTACAATTGGCAAACACGGATTCGCTGGTATCGTGAAGGTGATCGTAATAAGAAACATCTAATTAGAGTATTTGGACAACTACACTACTTAGGCAGTCATGCACCATTGACAATTCGTAAACGTTGGCGTATAATTGAACAACGATTTCTAGATCATCGTATCCCTAAAAATGCTTCAATGAGATATATCAATGAATACTCAGGCGGGAGATGGTTATGAAATTGCTCTGTGATGACATAAATCAAATCTATGTATGGGTAGATGACAGCGATGAGAATATCGAATTGTCACCACACTTTGATTATGAAGAAGATGCTGCCGATTGGCGAGAAAGAATGAAACGAGAATTAGATGACAAAGGCAATTATTGAACATACAGATATATTGGGCAATACACTAGAGATTGGTGATGTTGTTGCTTTTTCATCTCACAACTCACTAGCAATGGGAATCGTCGATAAAATTAATCCAAAGATGATTGGTCTAAAGCGAGTGAATTCTAGATGGCGACAAAACAAGTATCCACTTGATTGTATTAAAGTTGATGAGAATATGGGTTTGTTATATTTACTAAAGAATGGAAAATGAAATGATCACACTAAAACAATGGATGGAAGTAGTTAACTATCGTATCACTGAGGGTAGTCAATTTCAGTGGGAATGCTACGGCTCACACGCATATACGTTAGACAGTTGGAATGGCGACATCGATGGTCACTCGCTATCAATCATCTTTGATACACTCACACAAGAGGTATATGAAGTACAAGCGCACGACTACAGTAACAATCGTGCTTATCGCATGATCAACCCACTGTTCTTGAAAAAGTACAAGAAAGAGGCCAAGCGCCGTGATTGCTCTCGTACAGAAGCATGGGATGACGTTGATTACACTGACTTAGAAGTAGAGGAAGATTTCATCGAGAAAGCAACTGCTATCGTTGCTGGTGTAGAGTATGACACTGGCGTTATGGTACCAGTTGACTTTACTGATGAAGAACTGTTAAAATATATGAAGTTAGCGCATGAACGCAACATGACTTTCAATGACTTTGTTAATCTAGCATTAGCAGAGGCAATCGAACTACACAAACAAGGAAAACTAAATGTCGAACAACCTAGTGGCTAAGCCTATCGTAAAAAATCAACTGTGGGTCATTACTGATGGTGTCAACAAGATTGGCAACATTGAGGCAAACAGTGGTCAGACAGGCTATAACGTAAAAATCGGCGACAACGTGAACTTCTTCTCAACTACAAAGAGTATTGAGAAGACGGTTCATTTGGTATTTGAGAAACCAGTAAAACCCAAGAAGTCATTTGATCTATCGTTTGCTAACTGGCCAACCGCTGGTAAGACCTTCAACAACTTCTATGATGTGAAACGCAAGATTCACGTTTATACTAAAACGCAGGCAAGCAAGTGCTATCACTGCGCTGGATACTTCAATATCAAACTCAACGGTACCTGGAAGACAGAACTATCGCCTAAGTACATCTTTATTCAACGGTATGAGTATCAAGGCCCGTTCACAACGGAGACAGAGGCCACAGCCCGTCTAAATACAGTATGATGTATATTAAAAAGTTCATTGACAGAGTAGCACTCCTAGACAGCAGACCAGGTAAAGACCTAGTAATGCCAGCAAACGAAGCCAAGATGCTTCGTGATGAAATCGCTAAGATACTCAGCGATAAGGTCGCTAACATGATTGACCGCCCCAGTGAAGTTATAGGCGAGAATGTAGTGATCTCAGGAGGCAGATTCAAGTGAGCCGAACACCGAGTAAAGTTCTCTTAGAGATTGTCGATAAGAAAACCTATCGTGTTGATCAGATCGTTGAGGCAAGCGGTATCTGGGCGGTATTCTATGACAGTCAACCAATCAATCTAAAGAATCAACATTACTTAGATAGCACTGCTGTGCCTAAATATAAGAAAACTTCGTTCTCAAATCCTGGCCATGCTCGTAACTTGTGTCGCAAGTTGAACAAACAATTTAGCACAGATAAATTCTCAGTAGTGTTCTTGACACAGGGCACCCGAGTTTACCCAGACTAATGTCCGCCTTCGTCACTGACCGTCAGCGTATCACCAGAGCAGTACTCAATGTACTCAAAGAAGATCACACTGAGTCAGATTTTGAAATAGCACTATATCGTTGGTGGAAGAACCCGCGCAGTACCGGCGGACTAAGACTAACAGATGAAGGTCATAAATTTTTCACCCGCGCAGAGATTGAGCATCATGAGTTTGACGCTGGTGATGCGTTCTATGAAGGATACATGAAGTTCGAACTAATGCTCGAC